GTCATCCATTCCTTCCGAAACATCCGTCAGCAGTGCCAGCAGATCAGGCGGAAGTTTGTCGGCCAATGTCGCAATAGCTCGTACGACCAACGGTTTCATCAATCGCAGCCATGTTGGCGCGTGCTCTAAAATCTGGTCCGTAATGTGCTCGGCGTCGAAAGCCTGTCCAGTGACTGTCAGCAATTCCATGTATTACGCTCCAATTAGAAAAACCCGGATGCAGCGACAACCCAGAACCGAGCGAAGGAGTTGGGCACAGAACGCCGCATCCGGGGTGAATCAATCCTTCGCTGAATTGGTTGGAGTTTGAGCGAGGGATTTTGGTTTGTCAAGACAGTTCCTCCGATCAATTTCGTCCGCGATGATTCGCAGGTCGGTGGATGACATGTCTGGAATATCCCAATCGTTGTGGCTGATGACCCACTTTCCCTGCCATTGAATAAGCAACCGTCCTTCGATTGCCATCAATAGTTAGCAGGACTAAACCAGCTCGATCTGTGTGTAGCCGATTCGCCTTGCCCATTTGCGATCACCAACCATGATGTCGCCGCTTCCGCCCCAGATTTCCGTGTCGATCATTCCGGCCAACGCATCCGGATCTACTGTGGGAGGATTCACTATCGTCAACACCGACTGCCCGGCAACGCCTCCGCGTTCCCGAGGCTCCAGCTTCAATCGCACCTTTGGATTCTCTTTTGTGGCCCCGTGGCAACTGGGGCACTCATCCCAGTTTGATTCGGGGTCTTTCCCGCTGCCGTCGCATGTGTCGCAATGCTCCGTGGCAATAACCGTCACCGCTGCTATTCGTGCGTCAATACTCATACAAAGCCTGCTAACAATGCGGTGAACGCGAGTTGCCGTCCACCCGGTTTGAAATTGAAAGTCAATCGCGGCAACCGCGTTACCGCTGTCGTTCGTTTCTCCGCTCATGCCGCTCTTTGGCTCGCTGGTAGTACTCGGTGAGCAATTCGCGGTCGGAGTCAGACGTTGTCATATTCTGCAAACTCCTGTCTTGCTGAAACCTTCTGGCGTTCAGGATCGAAACTACAATTGACCATGTAACGCCGAATCTCGCGGTTTCGATTCTTGTTGATGTAAATGTGGTATTCTTCCTTGTCCTGTTGCTTGTCCAGCATCCAAGGCCAGACAAGAAACATGATCACGTCTGCGTCCTGTTCGAGTTGCCCAGATTCCTTCAAGTCTGATGTTCGCGGCATGAAGCTTTCACGTCCTTCAATGGATCGCGACATTTGAGCCAGTGTAATTAGCAGCACACCTGTTTCACTGCAAACCTGCCGAAGTGCTACGCTGGTTGCCGTCACGATCTCGTAACGGCTCCCCTTTACACTTCCGAGCAATTGCACGTAGTCAACAACAACGACCTTAACGCCATAGTTTGTCGCCAGATCGCGGATCTCATCACAAACGGCCTGAACCGTTTTACTGTTCTCGATGACGTGACACTCGGCCCTGTTGCCGAAATACTGGTTCATCTTTGCTCTGAGTTGTTCGGCATTTCCCGCCCACTGATCTTCTGGCAGTGATTGGCCAAACTGAAGGACACGCTTGCCGAGAACCTTCTCGGTCATCTCCTCCGACATGAAGGCACAATTGATTCCAGCCGCAGTCATTGCTGAGATGAATTGCAGACCCAAGGCAGATTTTCCATGTGAAGGGCGTGCAGCGATCAGCACCATCTCACCAAACTCAAATCCTCCTCCGAGTGCGTAATTCAGTTCATGAATTCCACTGTCGATCAGCTTCTTTTTGCCCAACTGAGCATGTTGGATTGCCGCTTCTACAGCTTTCCGCAAAGTGGTCCGCTTCTTTTCTTCTGGCAGTTTCGCATTTTCCGTTGGCTTCGGCGGTTTGTGCTGCGGAACAGCGATTGACTCCCACCGTTCAGGCTTTGCATTTCTAAGATAACCGCTTGCCCCAGATGCCCGTGACGCGTCGTCAATCTTGTGCTGGAGTTCGTGCTCCGTCCACGGTGGATCACATCGGGCGTTGTAGTCCTTCAGGATATCCAAAGCCTGTGACGTGGAGAGCTCGAAACCTTTGATCAACACGCACGCCACGGCATAGGTTTTGTTATGCCCGCCCTCGCCTGAAACAGCGGCGTCCATCTTTTCGACGTACTTTCGGGCTCGCTCGCACACCGCATCGTCCGACCGAAAATCACTCTGGGTCGGCGTAGATTGCTGTTTTCCATACTTTGCGAGCAATTGTTTGAGCTCTTCTGTCCTGTCAGGAATCGCGTTCATTTTCCAAATCCTCTAACGACGAACCCTGTCATCGCAAAGTAACGGCCTTTTGTGTACGCCTCAATGCCTGGCTTTTTCTTGCAGCCTCGCATTGGTGGTGCGTCAATCTTTGCGTTCAAACCAGTGATGTCGATTCCTGCCCGAATCCAGATTTTGACGCCCGTTGCTGACGGACTGACTTCGGTGTACGAATCGAAAGCCTTGATGATGTCCAAAGCCCAATCTGCCATCTCCAGCGTGTACGGGTTTCGACAACTGTCCAGATCGATGCCAGCATACCCACAGCCCTCCGAGAACACGAACCCGATTCCAGCGTGTTCTGCGGGGTCGTATCGCATGACAGCAGACTCGAATCCGCCCCATGTCGCAGGGTCTGTCGAGCTTGCTGCCTTGTCATTGATGAACGACCACGGCAATTTCACTTCGCTGCCGTCTCTGAAAATCCGCCTCCACAATATCCAATTGTTCACATCCTGAAGTTCTTGCGGGATGTTTGCAAAGTTCGGCCTGATGATTTCCATTAGTCTCTCCGGTTCATTTCTTGAAACACGATGTTTTGAAATTCGTCTTCTGTGATTTCGCCTCGTCGCTTTTTGGCAAGAAGCTCGTTCATGAAACTCATCGGCTCTTTCTTCTTTTGCTCAAATGGTTGCTCATCTTCCCACGACCGTGCGTTGAGCCACGTCGCTGGATGCTTTCGAAACTGAGGTTCAATCTGCTCTTTCAGATAAGACCGCAATCCATTCATAATCGAATCAAACGAACCAGCTTGAATCGCCTTAACAAAAGCCTTCTCTGCGTGCCCCTTTGCCTTCTTCAGCGGGTAAGCTTTCCAGAACTCAGCGAACTGGTTAGCCTGATCCTCATTCAAAAAAACTCCCTTCATCTTCTTCGAAGATGAAGTTGAAGGGGTTCGTTTTTGCTTATCCCCTGAGGTTCGTTTTTGCTTAAGCAAATTGGGGTTTCCGCCGAGTTTTCCTGCCTCAGTCCTTACCTGCCTTAACATTTCATCGCGAACCATGCGGCGTGACATCAATGCGCCTGTTTGGTCGCACAAAGACGCAACACCATACTTCAAAAGCGTGGTTATCGTGTTGGTTAGATTTTGGTTATCCAAACCAAGAGCTACAGCCAGCGCCTCGTAAGGCATTCGCTGTCCATTGAGTAGCAGTTTTCCCCGCTGCTCTGATTCGTGCATCAGCAACAGGATTTCAAACCAGACACCACGATCGTGATACGACAACGCCCGAACTCCTGGGTCTTTTTTCCAGTCGCCCGGGTAAAACTGTAAGGCCGGTAACTTTGCCATCTCAGCGGCTCCCGTTCTTGTAGCCGCATGACAGATTGACAAAGTGAAGCCCACGATCTTTGTGCATCCGGAACGCGATTGAGCCGCCAACTCCAATTCCGCAATGCTTCTCATCGATTCCACAACACCCAAGGCGATGATTTGCCATGATGCTGCCAATCGTTCCACCGCGACTAAAGCCGGGAAAAGCGGCAATAAGCGTGGCTGAAACAAGTGATCGCCCAGAGGAGTCAGGGAGCCGAAAAATCGCCCTAGAATAATCGATCATCTGGCAAATGAGCGGACCGACTTTGTGCCCACTCTTCTTGACCTCAACACCAACGATGCCATTTGTCCATCCGGCATCGATCAGCTTTTTCTGCGGTGTCATCAAAAAGTCAATGCGTCCGTTTGGCTTATCACCGAAAACTGATCCGCCAAAATACCAGCAATCGACCTCTTCGAAAATCCTAAAACATTCAGTAGCGGAAAACGCATCTCTAAAAACTTGCTTTGCTTGATCTTCGTCGGAAAAGTCGCCAACTGTCACAAGACTTGCGTTTTGGTACTCCTGCAGCGCGACGTCAATCGTGCTCATCTCAATACCTCAAACTGAAAAACCCGCTGTCCAGTGTGTGAAGCCACCAGACAACGGGTTAGGATCGGGACGTGCCCGAATCAATCAGATTGTATATATCGGTCGTCTTCACACAACCGACTACCGCGTTATCTCAGATTGCCGGTGGCTGTCAAGGGCAGTCTTCGTCGAGGTTGAAAAGTGTCGGTACGCTCATTTTGCGCTCTTCAGCCTTGAGGTTCTTCACGGCACATTCAAAGTATTCCGGCTTCAACTCGAAACCGACAAACTTCCTACCAAGTCGCAGTGCACCAACTCCCTCGCTTCCGATCCCGCCGAATGGACTCAGCACGACATCGCCAGTATCGGACCAGATATGAACAGCACGTTCGATCAGTCCCAATTGTAGCGGGCAGATGTGCTTCACGTCGTTTTCACTGGTCGGTTCTTTGAAGTTCAGCACGTCAGTCTGGTTGATGTCAAACCAGACTGGATCGGCGTAACGCTGCCAGATGTCGATTGATTCAGCCGACGACTTTGATTTGCGAGCGAACGGAGATGGATGATCCTTGCACGTTCGCGGGTCCATTGTGCCGATGTACCGATCAAATCCCTTCGAGGCAATTGGCTTCCTACTCATAAGACCGTCGCCTTCTGCGGGAGGCTTTCGAAACACTAGGAGATAGTCGGCCATTCCTTGCCGCACCTGTGAACGATCCCGCATAACTGTTTTGTGCAGCAGTCCGTTGTTGTTTGTCCGTTCACGTTCAATCACTGGACATTTCCAGATTGTCACCCTCGAGTGATAGACCCAGCCGGCCTGCTCGAATTCATGGATGATCGCTCCGGGAAAGTCGATCAGCCCCGTCGTTCCCCAGACATTGGCATACTTCGGAAGATCTTTACAGTGCACCGCGCACAATCTGCCTGGCACCGTCACTCGCAAAAGCTGGTCAATAGCAAAACGGTAGTGCTGGAAGAACTCTTCATCCGTAGCACAGTTCCCCATGTCGCGTTCTGAATCGCTGTAAATGTACAGATTTGCAAATGGTGGTGAATGCACGCAAAAGTCAATCGAGTCTTCTGGCAAGTCTCGCATGCCTTCCACGCAATCCCCTAGTGCCATAGTCCACGTTTGTCCGCTTACTTGTTTTTCGATAGCCATGATGGTGCTTTCAGTGTTTGAAGTCCGTTGAATGGTTTCAGTCGCTTGTTGCCTGTTACTGCCAAATCGTGCGTCTTGTTGATCGCCGCTC